CAGACTTCTACCAACTCCCCCCGTTTGTCCCTGCTGCCGGGGCATGTCTCAAGTGCCGGTAAAGACCATGACTTACACGGCATTTTACTTGTTTTGCTTAATTTTAACATATAGGTCTCCTTTTGTGTAATGGGTGTGGTCGTAAGTGGTTTATTTTTCTGTGTCTTGGGTCAACACCTTTAAAAACTCTCGAATACCAAATACAATAAAGACCACCATTATAGACACCAGAATTCCAAAGATGAAGCCACCAGTAAAGTCGATCTTGCAGCGTTCCGAGCAGGGGCTGCCCAACCAGCGGCGCTTTCAGAATGTCACCCTTTTTGAACTTCTTGTCCTTATCGGTGAACGAAATGATCGCCCTGATTGAGAACATCAAAGAAGATTACTTCAACTGGACTACACGTTGCGGTGGTCGTGAACTTAGTGACATCAATAAGACGATGATTGTGCGTGTTTACTCCAAAATTCGTTCCAGGCATCCTCTAGTTCGTACTTCAATTCATTTAAAGGACTGAACGCAAGAAACCCATCTTTCTCAGGGACAGCGAGCATCTTTTCCTCGAACTCACCATAAAATTCACATTCCTTGATTGTCTCATGGGCAATATCCCAGAACTTCTCAGCCCGTTCCATTGCGTAGTTTTTTATTTTACTCATAATGCAAACACTCCTATTCCAGAACCATTGACAGTGGTTGCGCGGCGGCATATCAAACCCTCGTTAGTGAATCCGGTAATGGGGTGAACCCCATTCAAAACAAAATCCGTTGTAAGAATCTTGGCGGTTATATCTGAACACACAGCGCCCAATCTGAAACGCCCATCCGACATCATGGACGATCTCACCGCGCTCCCGCCGTATGTATCTTTTGAACCGCATCAATATCGCTCGTTTGCCTAAGCCGCCATCGCAATAATAGCCATTAGCCTTCCTCCAAAACGCCCTTTCGCGCGCTTTCCCAGAAAACTTATTTGATCCCCCGCCTGTCCGATTAATGGACATTTCAGTAGTCCTCCATTTCCGCCGCCCAGCGGCTTCTTTGTTGGTGCCATGAAAGCAAATCCGCATAGTTGTCTCCTTTCTATGAACTAAATATAGCCCTCTCACTATTCAAAACAGCCGCTGCCCACGCATGGCTACCATTTATCTTATTTTTACTAAGCTGGAATGTGCGAGTATTGTTATAGGTATAATCTTTTGAACCAATGCCTATAACAACATCAACCGCACCAGCTTTGTCTGTCTTAGACCCACGTAGCATATCATAAGACAGCCTCTCAATATTTTCCCCTTCTGCTGAACATTGGGATACAGCCCACGTAGCAACCTTATACTTCTTAGCAGCCTCTCTAGCACTCTGATACAGAGCACCAAGACGTAAATCGTCGCGGGCGAAATCCCCTTTCATCTTGAAGTTATCCAGTTGGTCAAGTATCATTATATCCGGTTTGAATTCTTCTATGATGGGATAAACGCCCGCGATATCCATGCCCGCCACATCAAGCATCTTTAAATTCTTAGCTATATTAGCAAATTTAGGTGAGTATGTCAAGACCTCTGACGCCAACTCCTGTGCTGTGGCAGCAAAATATGAACACATAATGCGAAGGTATGGGAACTTGGCTGGTTCTTCATTGGCACAGTACAACACCCGCAACCCCTGCTTTAAATAGCCAGCAGCCTCATAACATGCGTATGTAGTCTTACCCATTTCTGGTCTGGCAAATATAATACCAAGGTTGCCCGGCCCTATACCAGGAAATATTGTCTTGAGGCTATCCAGGCGAATGGGATGCAGTCCAGACGCGTCAGTACTGGATAGAATGGCATCCATATCAAACTTAACCTCAGAATATTCGTCGGTATTGTGTACAAATTCTATTTTCTCGATTGAGGTTTTTATATCATTGAGATTGTCCGCTTGCCCATTAATAACCTTAACACATTCATTAGCCACTTGTCTGGCAACCTCCTTAACAGCCATACTCTCCAACAGATCACTACCAACAAGATCGGGAACGTGATCGGCATGACTGATATCATCAAGAAGGTTAGAAATGTTCCCACGAACAGCTGCAGACAGAGTGGGATTAGCATCCAAGTGTAGCTCTTTAAGCCACACCACTTCCACATCTTCTTCATATTTCTCATGCGCCTCCACCAATGTGTCAAACAGACTTCCTATGACACCAGGGAAAAACTCTCTGTGTAATTTAGATTTGTTAGCTGTGTAGAACTCATGATCTAGAAGCTTCTTAAATAGTTCCTGCTCCATCACTCCTCCTTATCACTGTTTATCGTATCTTTAATATACTTTATACGTGCTATCCTTTCTTTTACGCATAAGTTTGTATCCTATCATGGGGTTTGACTCCTATTCGTATTTAGCTTTTACTATTCTCCATGCTTTATGGCATACTCTATTTCTTCATCAGATATAACATCACCGGGCACATACCCACCAAGGGCATCCTTAATGAGGTCCATTATATTGTGGTATGTTCCCATAGGCATAATCATGGAAGGGGTACCCATACCATTTATATCTTCATACATGTATGTTTCCATAAGATCATAGATTTCTAACAGAACATCATATGGAGCGTGTTTAATCGTCATTTTATTTCTCCTTTGGTAATAGAGATTTCAAAAACCTAACTTCTTTTCTAGCGGCCCTTTTTGCTTCTGGTGTTTTTGCCCAAAATTCTAATGAGTAATGCTCATTGTTTTCAATAGATATCTCAACAAACTCACAAAAGGGGGTGGGTTCACAACCCTCTGAATTTGTACATTTATCTACTGGGCACGTTTCATATTTTTGGTCATTTATTGTTCTAACACAAAATAAAATATGTGGATGATCATTTTTTCTATGTGTGTCAGCAAAGCGAGCACACAGTGCACAGTTTAGTTCTCCTAGGCTTGGTTCCTTACCTTTAGCAATATTTTCCCAATGCTCAATTGATGCTTCCAGTGCTTTACGGGTACCAACTAACATTTTCTATCTCCTATGTTTAAGGCGGGGAAGTGTATTTAACCCCGGAACCTCTAAACTCTATTTTACACCCATATACCGATTTGTCAACAAAAATCGACATCAAATGTAATAATAGTTCAAGAGTGTGACTATTTTGGCACACTTCCAAATAGCTTGTCTAACTCTGATTTACTCATATTCTTAGGGTCTTCCCCAGAAATAACCAATTTGGTTTCTGTGTACCAGTTCAGTTCTCTGGCTATGCTATTTGCTTTTATATTGGCGTCCTTATCAAGACATATTATCAGCAAATCATACTTTTGCAGTATAGGTATGTAATCATCAAGCAAATTTGTCCCCATAAGGGCAATACCATCGGCATAGTCTGACACTACAGCTGCACTGGTAATGTCCTCTACACATATACCCACTTTTCGCCCTTTGTACCATGGTAACATATATGTGCCCATTTCTGGTATAATGAACGGAGCGCGAACCCGACCGTAATAATGCTTCCACTTAATTCTGTTGGTGGGATCATACGCAGCCCTGCCTTGAGCAGCCACCAGACGGCCCTCAGAGAACGCCAGGAAGACATATCGGTTTTCCTTGGGGTCATACATAGCTTTTAAGCGCTGTTGCTCTACGGCTCTTAAAACGCCCCACAGATGCATCCAGTGTTTCATCTTAGTGGTGGGAGGTACCCAATGTGGCAGAGGTTTTAAGTGTTGTTCATGCTTTGTTGTAACTTTCTTCACGTCTGCCACTAAATCCGCCTTGGATAAAGCGTTATTTTCCCTGCCTTTAATCCTACAATCCAGTTTGTAACAGTTCCATTTTACTTCCCCCCTTTCTTTTAAGAGAGTAAATGTGTTGTGCCCGCCGCAATAAGGGCAGTCTTGTCTTAATGTTACGCCATCAGACAGTTCTAAACTATCTAATAAACCTTTGATTATGTTATCCATTTTCCCTCACTGTTGCGTATTTACCACACTATGTATGCGAACAACTCCAAGTTTTAGATATCTATTAAAAGCTTCAACAACATTATTTTTAGTTGGTTCTCCTTCACAAACAATATCAACCCACTCAGTAACTTTTGGTATAATATAATTCTCGTCTTTACCTCTAAGGTCTATACCGTCTGCCACCACTTTATATAACATATTTGTTTACTCCCTAAGAAAAAGAGTGAGGGCCGAAGCCCCCACCAAGTTGAACCACCAAGAATTACCAGCTACTATCTTCCATAGCAGTATCGTAGCCATCATTATACCCTATGTCTCTTGCTTTACGAAGTTCTTCTTCCCAATCGACATACTCATCATCAGTGTAGTCAACCACAGCCTTCTCTGTGTAATTGTCTTCATGCCCCTGCTTCAACTCTCCAACAACCGTATATTTGCAAGTGCGGCCTTTGGTATTGTTATAATCAGAGGGAATGGAAACCACATCAGCCGGGTCAATTTCCACGATCATGGTGTGCCCATTAAAACCCCAGAAGTTACGCAGATAGGGGAGGGAGCAGAAGTGAAGGCCATAAGAACAGGTGCGATCCCGTACATCATCGACTTCATTGCGGGCAACTTCACACACCTTGCCTATTTGATTGTCAAAGCTGTTGCTATGCCTATCTTTGTAATTATCGTTGACGTTTTTGTAGGCTTGGAACTTGCCTTTAAAGGTAATAGGCAGGTTGTTGTCCTCAAGGAACAAGAACAACTCATCCACAGCTGTCTTAGAGGGATTGCGGTTGAGGTTTAGGGCGAAGTTAAGGAAGGCAGTAACGTCAGCCCCCTCATGAATGCCCTGGATGATACGATTACCAAGGGCGCTATGCACCTCCTTGCCATTCATGTGCAGAACACCACCGACAACCTTAAACACGCCCTGTGCCCATTCTTCAACAGCACCAGACACATCAGCCCACTTTTCAATTTGGTCCCAATCTGGGATCACATATGATTTCAACTCATTATCAATTAAATAATAATTGACATGAGCCTTCGTAATGGTGAGCAGCTTACCGTTCACATGAACAGTGATTACATCACCTGATTTAATGTGTGCATTACTCATCGTCATTCTCCTTGTAAGTTGATACTAGTTTCACATACTCTTTAATGTCGTCTGCTTCCTCGGCACGTAAATCCATGTGCTTTAACATGGGGTATTTATCGTTTATTGCTTTATATTTGTTGGTTATATCATCAGCTATGGTTTGATCAAATATTTGCGGCCTATTTGATACCCCTGGTCTTGTATGAATGTTGTCATTAGCAAGGTACACATGTCGCTCTATTTTTCTGCTTGTGTCAAGAGGGGCTAGTGTTAAAAAGGCTTTTATAATGTCTGTGTCTGTTATGTTGTTATTTGTAAGATAATCTTTTATTTCGCCAATGCGGCGTGTATCATCAAACACCTTATGATATGTAATATCGTTTTTAGCAGTAGCAGACACCTCCCATGCTTTTTGTACTGCGTCTATTTCTGCTGTTAACTCTTTCCATCCTGTCAATGCAGCCAATTCATTTTTTTGTCCTCCCGGCACACCATATATTTTATCAGAATTAGTAAGTATGCCTAAATCTGTTGCTGTAGTCTGTATAAAAGTAATGTCTCTATGCCCTATAAAAGCACTGTCCGACTTCACCCGCCACTGTCTTAAGTCCACATAATAACCAGTAGTTAATGTATTTGTGTTTACAGTAGCATCATCCCATTGCTCCTTGTAGGTATCTCTACCCCAATTTCTACCACTACGCCCATTGAATACCATTACTCGTCTGTTTACTGGGCCAGTAACTGCAGCAGTACCCATACCAATACCAGCAGCCCTTTTCACAGGGGGGTATTCTGGTACTAGTTTGTCAAACATATGCCACTCATGGCCGTTCAGCATTTTAGTGAAGTTAATAATGGATATTGCTTGTGCTGCTTTGATAAAGATAACTATTGGATAAGTATCTTTACCAGAATAGTATCGGCCTCTACGTACTGCTTCTCCATATGTTTCTTTCATATACCGCTTAAAACGAGAGGGCACACGCTTTTCGTCTCCCTTGGCTACAACAATTAGATATTCTCTGTTACCATACAATATTATATTGTTGTGATTACGAACTTCGGCGGGTGCTATGTTTAATGATTTCATGGCAAATCTGCGTTCATTTACTTCATACGCATATACGGCTCTGTCAAGGGCGTTTTCCGTGTCTTTAAGGTTGGACCACGGCAAATCCATATGTTCCTCTACTTGTTTCCCGTTCCATTGAGCTACATTTCGTATTAGTTTTTTATAGTCCGGGTTATCAATTGTGCTAGTAAAAGTTCCTAGCGCCTTTGTGGCTTCCCACTTGTTAGTACACTCAGTAAATATTCTTGGCACTATGGTATCTGCTATTTCATCATGTATTACACTAAGACGAGCAGCAATGTTGTCAATGGTTTGTTGATTATATGACAAAGCTTCTCGGCTATTGACAATTTCCAGCTGTCCAATAGGAAACTCAATGTCAAAAGGCACATGTAACATAAAGTCTAGTCCATCATCTAGTGCTGATTTTACTTCACTTGATGATATTGGATAGGCTATGTTACCTTGAATAGCGTATGGGCGATTATGTTCTGTTTGTCTGTAATAAACACGGCTCTCTTCTTTGCGTAATACCCATCCTGTGCCTTCCATAATAGTCTCGTATGGCTCTGGCACAAAATCATCCATGCCTTCAATGATGGGCGCAGGATCATATCTACGATAAACTTGTTTACCAGCTTCTTGAAACTCTTTACAGTCCCCCGGTAATACACCAAAGGATATTTTAACGCCGTTGGGCGCGTCTGTTTGTTCTTCACCTAGTTTATTATGTGAGGGCATACCTGTCTTGTCTTTAAATACAGAGAAGGTGCGTCTTACGCCATCCTTGGTACATATCACAGTGGCTTGTGACGTGTAGGCAAAGAACACCTTGCTGCCTAGGCCGAATTTTCCAACCGTAGCGTTGGTTTCTCGTTTGGTGCTGCCCCCATAGCTGGTGAACACCTCTTCAAACTCTGTTTCATCCAGCCCAACACCAAAATCCTCAATAGACCACCACGGCTCTAGGGCAGTACACATATGAATAATGGGGGGGTCTGGGTTACCAGCATCTCGATGGGAATCGTAGGCATTGGCTACAAGCTCTCGCTGACAGGCGGTTGGCTTATCAGAATAGAGTGTGTCTGATAGCATAGACGCCATATGGGAGTTCATTTGGAAGGTATAAGCCTTTACTTCGTTGGTCAGCCCAGAGGACTGAAACTCATGTTCTTTCTTGTGTGGTATCATTGGTATCTCCTGTTTATTGTTTACGCACTTGCTAAATTGTCTCTGCTGATACAATCAAATACTACCCCAATGTCAAGAGTGGGGTGGCACATCTGAAACATTTTTCGTATGTTGCGGGCGTTGGTTTGGTGTGTGTACCCATGCTTCCATTCTCTACCAGTATCATCAGCAAAATGAAAGCTGGCAGCATTCATTTCTTTTGCAAACTTTACAACATATGGAGCAAAGCCAGCGGGCACCCCACATACTACAGCCAGGGTAAAAAAGTCGTTGTTAAAGGCAAACACTTCCCCATCTATGCTCCGCTCCCATCTGTTGTTGCGCCAGTTGCTAGGATCACGCACATACTTAGAAGTATATGGTCTAATTATAAATTTTGTGTAATCAGGAACAAGCATCAATTTTCTCCTGTATTTGCTCAAGTGTTAATTTCTCCAATTCTTCTTGTTCATCCTCAAGCACATCAATACATAATGAACAGGTAAATTTGTTGTCGTGGGTAAACACACCCTCAACATCATAGTCTGTGTCTGTCCACCCATCACATAGGTTACATATCATTATAGACATTTGTATCTCCTTATTAACTTACAAACATTGGGATTGTGTTTTGAGGAGCACATAAACCACTCTCAGCTACTATAACATACCCACATTCACACATAATTAATTTACCCTCTATATCTTTAGCAATTTCAACAGGTATGTTTCCAGGTATTGAATATGAAGCAAGGATGCACTCTCCAGCTTTAGACTGAAACTCTACTCGCGCCTCACACTCTGGGCACGTAGCAAAAATACTATCAAACATTCCCGCTGTCTATTCCTTTCCTGTTTGCTTGTATTTGCCAGCATTAACCCGCCGTAACCAACGATTATAACGATTGATTTTAGAGGGACCGGGTTGATAGCGGCTGTCCTTCTGTCTACGCAACCGCATATCCAGCATTGACTTCTCGGTAGGATTCATTTGTTTCTTAGCCATCACATAGTTCTCCTTTGTTGATGGTGTATATTAGAACACATTTATGAGCTTATGTCAACCCCAATACTCATTTTGTGGAGTTATGGTAACTGTAGTCGAATTGCACGCCGTCATCCTTGGCGCATTGTTCCCAATCCTCATTCAGCCAGAATCCATAATCTGCGCCATCGCCGGGGTGCGCTCCAAAATAAAAATATGACATCGCAAACTCGTTGAGGGCGTCAAATAATTCCTCAAGGATAAAATCGGCAGTGTCCGATTCGTAATCCACAAGGTTATTCGCTCGGTTGACAAGCTCCCGGTTGGCGGTCCGATAATCGTAAGTTGTCACGTAGGCGCGATTTGGTATGGCGTTATCGGTTAGGTATTCCAGTTCAACGGCAAATGCCGGGATTAAATCCTCGGCGCGCATCGTACCATGCGAAACTGTTCCCATTGGTTTATATGTATCCGGCATAATTTCGACGCCTTTAGTAAGCATCATATATCCCCATTTGCCCCGGATTAATCCATTCAGCATATAGTCCATATTTGTCCAGAATTGCATGAACAGCATCATGAATACCAAAAGCATTATGAATGCGCCCACTTTCATCTATATACTCACGCAGTTCATTTTGGTAATAGTCCGCGAAATATTTATCATCGCCATCCCGCAACTCTGCCCCAAGAATGAAATGTTCTGTTCCGTTATCGGGTCCGTGATTGTATACGGGGGCATCAATCGCTACCAGAGCAGTAAACGCCCTTCTGGCATGTTGGGGCAATGGCCCATTGTCAATGTATCGTTTCATTTTACAACTCCTTCTTTGGTAGTTTATCCCAAACTTTACGTAGTACCTTTGTTTTGTATATGAATAAAGGCACACGCTTACGCTTGTCCCTACAAACTCTGCCAGTAGGGGTTGGCTTGCGGATGGCACAGGGGGAGTATTGTACGTAAGCCCATTTAGTTCCAAGCTTGAGGACATCTACAATTCTCCATCCTGTGCCAAATCTCTTTACATGCGGACCCAAGTCCACAAAAACTCTGATCGTATCAGCCATCACTTTTACCTGGAGATTGATACCATTCACAAGTATCACTAAAATCAGAGAGGGCCACTGGTGGTTCACCTTCACAATCTTTCCACCAAATCTTAGACCGCTGTTGTTCCTTCTTTCCAAAGTAACGATGGCACTCATCGTTGGTGCAATCGCTACCACAAAATGTCATGTCTCTATAGCAAAGCATCAGATTATTTCTCCTGAAAATTAATTTCTTTCCCGGCCCACCTAAGAAAGGTGCGCCTAGAGGTTACCCACTCATCGTGTGGATACCCTCCTGCCACATAAATAAAACAAACCATATCTTCTGGTGTGTTTCTAAATCCATACCCCTTATCCCGCAACACAAACCTAATCATGTGTGGGAATTGTTTGCCTCTGTACATTTTTCCTTCTAACCACTGTTTAGTTCTTGGTTTTAAGGGCATCTAATAATCTCCTTTTGCAACTTGGCAACACATTAAACCTTCTTCACGCCACATGTCAACCACTCTCTGCCGATCATCAAATACCAGGAAGGGATCATACCCAAGAGTCCGCATTTCTGCAAGCAGTTCTCGTTTGACTATGACATCATCCCTGTAATCCTTTTCTGCCCGCATAAAGAGTGTGGGCTTTTGGATACCAACATACTTGCGTATCCATTTCACTGTATCATCGTAACTGTCCATGTTGCGACCAGAACAGAACACAATTTCCACATTATCCATATTCTTGTGAAAGTTGAGTACTTGTACCAACCACACAATTTCAGGGATGGGTACATCATCCACTAAAGCAGCCTTAAAGGCGGGCCAATCCTTGGGTTTTTCCGTGATGTGGTGCAAGCGATGGCCGATATTTGCTATTGTCCCATCAATATCAAATATAACTGTTTGCATCAGTACTACTCCTGTTTGTGTTTGTGTTTGCGTTTACGGGTGTATTTCACCTTGGGTGTCTCAACGCCATGCCCCCGTCGCCATGTTTTTACAACATAGGGATTGCGGGGTTTATGTTCCTTCAACCAATCTTCTAGGTCTAGTTGTAGCTTGGCTAGTTCAGGGTGCAGGTTTTTATCTATTGCCATATCAGTCATCTTCCACAAAATCTAAATCTGTGTTTGCACAATAGGGGCAACATATCTCATCTTCTTCATTTGTGTCACAGCTGTATTCTGAAATAATGCGCCCACATTTATAACAGCGGTAGAAATAATGAGACATTGTCTATCGTCCATCAACCACAGATTTATTCCTGTGAATGTGTGCAAACTTGCTTGCGTTGATTTTAGCAAATGGCCCCATGAAGATGGCAAGCAATTCTTTCTTACCATCAAAACCAGAAGGCGGATACTCCCACACAGCCACTTGAGTGAATGTCTCATTGGTACCGCTATGCCATAATGGGTGAATAGAGCCAAGGTTTTCAGTAGCTAGTTTACGTCTACGCATCAGTTTCTCTCCTTGTTTGGTTATAGATGGCCAGTGGGAAGAAGAACTTCATGTCTCTTGCTTTGCACTCGTCCCTGTACAGCAATGCTGCTCGGGCGTCAGTATGAGAAAGTTTGGCAAGTTCAAGCTCGCCCTTATCAACATTTTTGGGGCTGTCACATGCAAGCAACCAGCCAGCATGTTTAATATGGTATTCTTTCATGTTCATGCTAGTACTCCTTTTGTTACTACAAAACGTCCTGCAACCAACTAATAAACCTACAATACAAAATAACTACCACGGGTCCAACCAGTAGGCATCCAGCGATAAATAATATTAGTACAAGAGTTTCCATTGTTTATTCCTTTTTATCAGTAGTAGACCATACCGCAGCTTTACAATACTGAGGTTGAGATAAAGCACCACACCCATATGAACAATATGAGGGTGTGCCACTGGTATCTTGACGTATCATAGGATTTTCACAGTTATCACATTTGTAGTGCTTGCGAAAGGGGGTCACGTTATTCATTGGCTTTGATCTTTACAGCCACATCAGAGTTACTCCATGGGTTAATACCTGTCCTTCTCTCAAAGATTTTATCGGCGTGTGATATGCTGAGAGCCACAACTACTTCAAGGGTTTTGCCGGTTGAATAGCGTATGTATGTGTATGTTTTCATTTGTCTCTCCTCAATGTTTAAGTATTATGGCATATTGGTGCCATTGAGTCAATAGATAAAAGGGTGTTGCCCTTATACATAACAGCAACACCTAGTTTGTGTCCAACATTTTATTATGTGCCTAATATGAGGCATCCAACACAGGTTAATCGTTCAGCCCCTTAACTTCAATGATTGTCTCGTTAGGGGTAGTTCCAAATTTAATCCGGGCGCGGGCTTCATCTTTTGCCCAAATAGGATGGTATTCAATTTTACCATGCGCCCTCACTTTGATAATATATGTCATGGCAGTTGCTCCTGTTTAGTGGTTAAAACTCCTCACGCAAATCGTAGCCGGTGTCGAGTAAAGCGGCGTTCATTGCTGCCACACTGTTACGGGGGATTTTAAAACGAAGAGCGCCCTCAACTGTAACCTTAGCCTTTTTAAGACCAAACCTAGTGTGTTGCCGCACCGCCCTAATTGCCTTGATTTTCAAAAGTGAGTCACTGTGGGCTTTAAGCCACACCTCTACAGTGTCCTCTACGATTGGCTCATGGAGGTCAGGCATGAGCGTATAGCGGCTGTTGTTTGTGGTTATGACCTGCTCCCCGTCAAACCATTCTTCACCAACCACGAATGATGTAGTGATTGGACCAGCATTAGCACCATCAAGCAGTTGGCCTTTAATACGATACCCAAGGCCGGGTGCCTTTTCTTCACCATCTTCCCAATCCCATGACGGGTCTATGTTAACTTCTTCCCAATCAACAATGCGTCCACGATAAGGCTTCTCTTTGGGCTTGGTAATTTCAACGTGAACAATTTCAATAGTGGGATTGTAATAATGAGCTTCTAGTTTTAGTGCATTACGCACTCTGGTACTCCAATAAGTGTCCAGGTGCCGGTCAAGTGC